ATTAAACACATACTTATAGGTGTCCCGATACTCAGGTGTTACTTCCACAACAAAGTGTCCAGTGTCTGCATAGTTGATACTACCGTTACGTATTGTTTGGTAGGTATAATCAGAAGCACTACGTCCTCCTCGTTCCGTTGGTTGTTTTAACGATTGATCAGAGAACCTGTACGTCATGTTGTACGGCTTACCTATAACAAAGTATTTATCGTTGTTGTAGAAGTTACCACTAGACCAAGTAGGTGCAGATGTGACATCAGTACTAACTGACCAGTACGTAACGTTAGGAGTTACAGAAGTATCAACAGCTACGAAAGAACTAGGAGCTGTATGTGTAGTTTCACATTTATAAATAGTACCGTCATAATTAACATAACTAGCTAATGTACCTGTTACATCCACCGTAGTGTTGTTAACCATAGTAATAGCTCGTAGCGTCCCTATCTTAGTATAAAGCTCTATATCAGTACCAAGACTGACGTTGTAAGGTATACCGCTTATTCGTGTAGTCTTAGTGGACGCATCGTAAGCAGCTACAGTAACATCGTTGCCGTCTACCCTACTGTCTAACAACAACGGATAGTCTAGTCCCGCGTCCTTCAGTCCGTCTTCCAATGTCAAGAACTCTAGGTGTAACCCTTCCGTGTCCTTGGTTATCATGTACAACTTACTGTCTATGAAATCAAAACCAACAACGTCACGATCAAAAGTAAACTTCATCCAAGCACTTTGTATCTTTTCCTTGTTGCTCCAGAAGTATTTATATACGTACAACGTCTTCAGGTCGCTGTCTACACCGATACACAATGTATTCTCTGCTTGGCTACCTGCTATCTTACGTACGTTGTTTGGTATGTACTTGGGTACTTGTTGTGTAACTTCCTCTGCATCAAAGACTTCTGTATTGTTATCAACAAAGTATTCATACAGTCCTTCAAAGTCGTTACGTTTAAATGTAAAGTATATATAGTTACCGAGAGCTACGGGTTCTACACTGTCTGATATATCGTACTCAGTAACAGGAGAGATAGCTACCGTCTTAGGACTTAGTATATCAGCACCACGCAACACGAACTGGGACTGCTTACTAAACAACATCAGCTTCTCTTGGAACGGTATAGCGTGTTGTAGGATAGCTACCTTGGTGTGACTGAGTCCGACGTCTATTGGTGCACTATCTAGCAGCTGCTGTGTGGTAGTCCTAAAGAAGTTAAAGTAGTTGTCTGCTTCGCTGAAGATAACGGATGTATCAGTAACAAACCCTAAACGGTTCTTAAAGAAGAAGACGTCGTTGATAGTCTTGTCTACAAAAGATGGAAATGGATTGGTGTAACCGTCCCCCGCCCTACGTCTCCCATATCCCGGTGGTCTCTCAAAGTATTGAGCATTTGTCTTCCAAGGTTGTGCCGAGTTAACAGCAGTTGTAGTTACCCAATAGTCAAGCCATGATGTACCGTCGTACGAAACACCAGAAGACCATGCGGACGCAGCACTTATACTAGGATCAGCAGTCCAATACTCTACCCAATCAACACCTGTACCCGGTTCGCTTGCAGCTGCTGAAGTGTGCTCCTGAATGCACCTATAGAAAACTCCGCTCGATTCTACAGCATCACCTGTACCCGGTTCAGTATCACTTGTCGATATGTGGTCTTCAACTAAATTATAATACGTTCCGTTGTTTACTACTATGTTAGAGTATTCGTTTGGTGTTTGTAGTGTGAAACTGTTTATCTTACCTGTAGAGGCATCATAGGAATCAACAACAAGGACAATCGGCATAGTTGTGAGTTCAATAGCTGTATCGATACCTCGTGTTTCTCTAGCTGATTCAGGGCCGTCGTCCCACCCTACTGTTTCCACCCAACTGCCTTCTCCAAATTCTTCTCTGTCTTTTGTGTGGAAACGAACGTAGTAGTCATCCTGAGCTATATCAGCATCACCTCTTACTCGTATCCTAAAGTTATTGTAACATTTTGCGGGTAGATCAGTAATACTATTAACTTCTTTATAAGCTAATCCTAAACCTTGGTTACTTAGTCCGTCTTCTGTTCTTATACTAAAATCTTCATCTCCTGTTATCTTAATAACAGCACCGTCTCGTTCTACTTCAAAGTTACTACCACCGGGTAATGAAAGATGCTCCAAAAACGTTGGCATAGTAACACCGGGTGTAGAAGGAAAAGATGTATAAAAAGTTTCTTGAGGCTTTTCATTCCAGTATTTTTGGTTGCGATTATTTCCTCTGGAATTTGGGGTGGTTCTTGAGTCTGATACAATTTTCTTAATCGTAAGAACAAAAGGTTTATCAAAAGTACCCGGTACTGTTTGCGTATTGTCGTACCCTCTTCCTTTCTGCGTGAGTTGTGAAGATTGAACCGCACCGTTTGCCCCTATAATAAGAGTACCTTTAGCACCTATACCTATTTTGTTATTTAAATCTGGATTACCTGACCCATCGTCCTCAAACTGTTCAATAAAATATTCGTAGGATGTAGTTAATCGATAAGAGTATGGAATTGAAAATTGCATATCAGCACCACTTGGTTCAAAACCACTTCCTTCTTCAAGCGACACTCCTCCAACTATACCTTCCGAACCAAAGTAACCGTTAAGCACCGTCTCTAAATCCTGTGCTATAATTTCTGTATCAGCGTGAGTACCTGAAGAATTAGCACTACCACTTTCGTACGTGTGTCCTGCTGGTGGCGTTTTATTACTTTCAGTAGCTGTGCCACCGTGCGGTATAACATCTCCGTCTATGTAAATGTCGTAAGTCTTCTCGTAATCTCCGAGCTTAACAAACACCAAAGCACTATACTTACCTTCGTCGTCTTGTATGTGTTTTGATAACAAATCAGGATTTGTATCTACTTTTACTTCTCTCCTCTTATTAACGAGAAACGTATAGTCAGCTACAGTCAACGCTCTCAGATCGTTCAACGGATCAGTAACAGAAGTACCAAGACTGAGATAACTGTTAGCAATAGACGTAACAGTGACAGGTATAGATGTACCTAAAGACACGTCGTAAGCACTGACACCACCTAACGATACGACTATAGCGTACTGGTTCGTTTGGTCTCGTTTAACAAAGTGTGTGAATAGATTACTACTTGTACTAGTGCTGTCTAAATTCTTTACGTAGTTGGTATTAGGACGCTTCTTCAGTCCCTCAACAACAGTAGCCCAAGCATTGATCTGTTCGTCGCACTGACCGGGATAACGCAGATTGTCAGGCTGCTGCGATACACCTTGGGCTAAGTTAGGTACGCTATTTACTAACAGAGGCATTATCTGTCAAGCACACGCATTACGCTGTAGTTATCAAAGATAGTACGGTCTGCATTCTCGGAGTCACTATCAATAGCTCTTGCTTTTGCTTCCACTTCGTCCCGTAGTGCAAATCCTTCGATCTCACGACTACCAAGAAAACGATTACTGAATATACGTGCAGCTTTAATAGTAATGTAGTTTCTAAATTGTTCAGGTATCTCTGTAAAGTCTAACTGAAAAGTAACAGAAGCTTTTACCTCTTTTGTCCAGACGTCTGTGTGGTTCTTCCTGTCGTATAAAGTATTACCACGTTGTACAGGATCGACGTCTGTATATATCTGTGGGTCTAAGTCTATGGTTAACACGTTGCTAGGTAAAGTAATCTTACTATTGGTAGCGTCGGGAGTGAATGGATATTCGTGCTCCGTGTTAAAGTGCCAACCTTCTGATTGTATAGCTCTACTCGTTTCGTCTAACACATTCTCTGCTTGTACCACGGTGATCGGGACAGCGGTGCCTCCTAACGTGTTAACGGGTGCTTCGCCAATAACGGCAATCATTGTGTTTACCGCTTCGAGTTTAGTTGTAAGAGCCATTGTAATAAAGGTTTCGGTAGAAGGGAGCGGAACGAATCACAGACCTCCCAACACCGAGAGAGTGGTTACTTCTGAAGTTCGATAGCACACTCAGGACGGAGAACTCCGTGTCCCATAGCATACTTCGCAACGAAAAGCGTACCTTGACGTTCGATTTGGTACTCAGATTCAGTAGCCAAGTCGAGCAGTTTTACTGTTCCAACAGCAGCGGAATGAGAAACAAGACCAATCGTACTGCTGAAGTCTCCGTTGTATCCGTTACCTGCTCCAAACACATCATTGTCAGCAGCACCGTCACCAGTAGCAACGCCTGTTAAATCAGAGTTCGGGATGTGGTTGGATTTGAAGATGCTGATACCAGCGATTTGTGGAATGGTTCCTGAAGCAATCGAACCTACGCCTCCGATGTCTTTATTGACAGCAGATACAAGGTTGAAGCTATTGGAAGCGTCGGCACCAGTTACTAACTTGTAGTACTCTTGAGGACGAAGAACGCAGAAACGACCGTCACTTGGGACATCGTTTTCGTCGAGCTTCTGAGCAGCAGTAAACAGAGCAGCTACTAGTTCAGCACCAGTAGGATCAGTTTCGTCACTGTCGTCAAGTGAGTCAGCACCTGTACCCATTGCGTTAGCAGAAACGTCAAGAACGCCTCCAGTCTTACCGCCAGTGATGACAGCGGAAGAACGAGCAGCAGCGATGAATACTTTAGCGAGAGCAGTATCGAAACGTACAGCAAGAGCCTTACCCAACTCGTTAGCATATACTGAACGAATGTCGTAGTGGTTCTTTACGTCGTCGATGTTAGCCAAGAAAGTAGAAGCAACAAGCATCTTATCGATGTTGATTACTCGCTCAGACTTTCTGATGTCACTGAGGTACTTATCAGGTGTTCCACCTTGCTCTGCGATGTTTTCACCGGGCGTGTGGTAGTTAGCGGAAGCAATACCTGTTACAGGGAACTGTGCAGATTTTCCGCTTTCGATTGTTCTGATTGTGTGTAGAGGCTTGAAGATGTTGCTTTCTTCGAAGGTTTGCAAAATCTCTCCGCTGAACTTTTTAAGGAACAACGCATTGTCTTGAGCAAAACTTCCGTCAGAAGTAGCATCATTGAAACCTACACGACTTGGAGCTGTTTGTCCGTTAGCCATAATATATGATCTCCTATTTTATAAGTTATTATTATTGTTTGTTATGATGACTTTCACTTCGTTCGTTCGCACAGGATTGTCTACCGCAGTAGGTCGAGGGACTAGTAGTCGCTAGTTGTCTAATTAAATATGTTACCAATTACTATAAGACCAACAAATGCACCAATTGTCAACACTAGGACTTTCTGACGCTGTGGTAGATCGTTATAGATTCTAATTAGTCGTTCTATTTGATATTTCATCTTTTGCTTTCTTGTGTACGTATCTCGTATATATGATTGGTATGACATTCCACAAGACTACACCTATCAGGCACAGCTTTAGCAAGCCATAAAATTCAGTCAGCATACTGTCAAAAAACCCGTTATCCATTGACGCATCTAGTTGATTA